AGTCGCTTGTACTCTGGAGCCTTAAGCCGTAACTTGAGCTGATGTCCAAAAAGGGCTTGGGCTCGGTAAAAGTCGTATCGCTCCAATATGTGCCCTTGACCATGTGGCAGGTGATAGGGCGGGTACAGGCGGTATCACCGGCGAACTTCTCGACGGCAATGATACGGTTTGTCTCATAGGACTGGGCGCCCGAGGGCAAGTGACAGTCCATGAGGAAGCTCTCCAGAGCCAGGAAGTTATAGGTGTTGGAGAACCTAGTGCGAAAGAGGTCGTAGTGATTATAGGGGAAATCGGACTCCTTGCCGGCAAAAACTATCTCAATAGCTGGAGTTGAAGGATTGAAGGTAGCTCCGATGCCGCATGTATCCAGCAAGGGGTGTGTGCCGTCATACCACTCGTGCTGACTGGTGCTCTGGTCGGAGGTGTTTAAGACAATGCCATTAAGCTTGGCAGGAAAGCTAGCTTTTAAGGCGAAACAGACGACGATGTTTCCTGTACCCCACCAGCAAGCGGCCAGGGAGACGACTTCGGAGTAGGCTGCGAGCTGAGCATCATTCCAGGACTCGCCGTAGTCGTGGGAGTAGTATTTCCAGAGGACGTTGGCGGTGGTGCGGTAGAAGATATAAACCTTGGCGCCATAAGCGGCGATGGCACAGGGGCCGGCGCAGTCGGAGGCGATTTGAGTCCACTGGGAGAAGTCGGAGCTCGGACCGGGGTTGGTGATTTTCTGGCGGTATAGGACGTTGCCGGCGGCTGCCCTGACGCGGTGCAGGGAGCCCTGGTCATCAAAGGCGATGCCATGGTGGTTGTCGGGCTCGGAGCCTTCATAGAGGCGGGTCCAGGTGAGGCGCTTGATGCCGACCTCGTAATCATAGATTTTGGCCTCGACGTAGGGGAGGCGGTCAGCCTTCTTCTGGGCGGCTAAGAGCGTGTCCGATAAAGTTCTCATAACTCAAACAGCAAAGATAAAAAATCAAAATGACAAATTAAAAGTTAAAGATTTTTGATTTTTGCCTTGTGTTTTTGCTTTTTGCATTTTAATTTTTGGTTTTACCAGAAGGCCTCCTGGATGATTTTGGCGATGATGAGCCAGGCGATGACGCCCATGGCTCGGCCGAAGACATAATAATGGTGATCGCCCTTCAAATCGTTTAATAATTCGTCGGAAGGCTGGTGCTTGGCCGGCCAGGGGCAAAGGACTTCACAAAAACCCTCGACTAGAGCATGCCACTCCTGGTAGCAATCGAGGAAGGCGGTGATTCGGATGCCTTTTAGGAATCCTTTATCTTCATCGTGAGGCATTAGTCTTGCTCCTTCTTTTCCTTGATGTGCTGCACCGTCCTGTCGCCGAACCACCAAAGGATGCAGGCGCTGGCCAGGCCCAGGAACCACTGAGGGGCGTCGATCCCCTCGATGACGACCTGGGCGATGACGGCGGCAAAGATGATGGTGACGGCGGGCCGGGCGATGGCTCTAAACATCTCGGTGAAGACCTTGACCAGGGTCGGGTTAGACTTGTTCTGTTCTTGCGACATTGCTACTCCTTTTGATAACTCCCCTGACCCCCTCTTACGTTAAGAGGGGAATATTGTGGATGGGCTCTGAGAGGTCCAAGAAAGCCCTTGTTTTCGTTTTTGCGACTTATATCAGAGCCTTCGTTGGTTGCCAGTTTTAAATCAGGGCGCCCAGGGTGTCGGGGACGGACTTGCCGGCTGCCTCATAATGCCTGGCCAGGTGACGGGCGGCCTTGATGATATCCTCTGCTGAGGCCTGGACCCTCTCCCCCCGGTAACCGCCTTTACTCAGGGCGGCGACGGCAGCTGGCATGCGGTCCCAATCCACGGTCTTCTCGATATCGAGTCGGCCCTGGAGAGCTCGGAAGATGGCTTTGGTATGGTGGGGGAGCTTCCAGGTCTCAGGGTCCTGCGGGTCGCCGACTATTGCGAAGGCTTCCTTGGGTAAGCCTTCCTTGGTTTTCTCTTTTTCAATTGCTTCTTTCACTTTGGATTTCATGGGTTCCTCCTTGTGAGCTCATCTAGCTTTCGTGCTAGTTCTGCCAGGTCTATGGCTTGTCCTTCGGGTTCGGGTGGGGGCGATGTCATTTTAGAGAGGTATTCGGCGCTGGGTTCTTCCAGGATTTCTATGGTAATCTCGTTGTCCTTCTCGATGACCCTCTTTTTGCCGTCTTTGTCTATTATGTGATATTCCTTCATGCTACCCTTTTCCAGAGTGTGTATCTACTGCCGGCACCTATAACGTTGGCTACGTTCGCGTAGAATACTAGCGACGTGATGTTGTCTGTTGTGTTCGCCCACTCGGCGATAAATGATAGCCACCGGGCTATGCTATGCCTGAAGCCAAACATTACTCTTTGTCTTCCACTGACGGCGTGTAGTGTCATTAATGGGCATAGGGCTAATTGTCCAAGGGCGCTGGCGTAAACGACCGAGAAGCCGTCGCATATGGTATCGGAACCTGCCACAACCGATGTGCCTTGAGCATATATGTACTGACGGGGGTAATTAAACCCATTATCGTTGTTGGGACGAAGCAGGACGGCTGCGCCGCCTGTGGCTACTCCACAGACATTGAAGAGTGAGATCAAATACTGTATGTCGGCATCGCCGTTTAAGCCATTTATCGTGTAAGTTGTAGCGTTAGCAGTAAAAATGTGGTCATCAACAAGTTGCCATCTGGACGGGGTAGTAAATTCGAGGGCTGTCTCGGCTGCGTTTACTCTTGGGACTTTGAAGGCGTGGCCTGAGTAAATTGATGGAGTGTCAGATAAGTCAAGAAACGAACCGGCTCCGCCTGGCCAGGTGGCGATGACACAGGCGTCCTTGGGGTTGGCGCCGGGAATGGCCAGGATGACATAGTTGCCGATGACCATAGCGGCTGCCGGGATATTTTTGGCCACGTTGATGTTGTCGAAGTAGGTGGTGAGGGAGCCTGCGAGCTGGACGCCGGCCCTGTAGGTATCGCTGTTGAAGTTCTTAAGTATGCCGACTTCAATCATCTTCGGTGTAGAACTGTCTCTGGATTACTCGGTTGGCCTGGGCGATTTGCTGGAGCTTCTGGTCGTAGCATTTCAAGCGTTCTATACCCCAGGCCTTGAAATTGATGGTGGCGTGGCGGCCGGCGATGCTGGCCCGGTCCACGGTATAAGCGGCTGCCGACATGGCCAGGTAACCGGTGGCGCCCAGGACGATGATCTCCTCGTGCTCGGCTGGGATGGTAGTACCTTCTGCATCCAGGGTATGCTTCTTAAGCCAGCGGACACGGGCATCGTTTCCATTGCCCTCGTCCTGCATATAAAGGTGGCCGGCCCAGTACTCGGGCCTCTGGAGATATTTAGGCTGCTCTCCGATGGGGAACTCGACCGACTCGATTTTGAGCAAGCCTGTTAGGGAGGAAATGTCGAGCTCGGTGTCTCCGTCGGTGGTGGCGATATCGTCCTGCTGTTGTATGGGAGCATGAAGGGAATACTCCATAACTACCCTGTCGATGGCGCCGTCCACTTCATCATCGGTCCAGCGGTAATTCTGGGAATCGGTGTCCTGGAGATCCTCACGGACCCGAGCTCTCATTTCGGTTAGATTCATGTCAGTTTCTTCAAAGAAATCAAAAGTTAAACATCAAAAATCAAAATGACAACTCAAAATGTAAAATTTTTGATCTTTGCTCTGTATTTTTGCATTTTGCATTTTGCTTTCTACATTCCTCTTTGGAAGGGGAGGGGGCTCGACCTTCCCCCTCCCTCCTCAAAACGATAAAAGTAGGTGTGATGAGACACGCCAGGGGATTGCCACGGCACTTCATGCCTCGCAATGACATTCCTGCCTGGCATGGGCATTAGTCTCGCACTCCTGTGAGCATGGCGGCTTTAACCACCGAAAAGAGGGCCAGGGATACATACCACTTGACCCTAGTCCGGGAAGCATCCTTGGTCTCCAGGGAGCCGAGGCGCTCAACCTGAATCATCTCGGGGCTGGAGAGACCGCAGACGGCGCCCTCTCCCATCTGGAAGGCGAAGATGGCCGAGCAATCTGAGGACGTGCCCACGACGTAATTGTCCTTGACCCAGTCGGAGATGGCGACAGGGATACCGTTGTAGTACTCAACAACCTCACCAAGCTTGCCCTCTCCGATTAAGAGGTTGGTGCCGGCGGCCCTGGCCAAGGCCACGATCTTCCGGCGGGACCGGCGGCTCATTAGGAGCAAGTCGGGCTTGCCGCCTCTGACCAGGTCGATAAACTTGTCCATGGTGTTCAGGGTGAGGGAGGCACCGTTGGCTCCTGAGCCGAGATGGCTGCCATACCGACAAGTCCAGACGACGGTGCCGTCGGTCTTGGTGGCGCCTTCGGTGGTGGGCCAGGTAGGCTCCGAACCTCCCGATGTGCCGGCAGTGGTGCACTCGTAACGGAATCCGTTCTCAAGGCCGGCGGTGGGCACAACGATGTCTCCCAGGGAATAGGCAGTGCTGGCTTCCCAGGCTGTGCCCTTAAGCAGCTTATAGAGGCCGTCGGGCTGGTTAGCGTCCACGCCTGAGTCGCCGTTCAGGAATGTGTTCTCAAACTCATGCCTGAGAGCTTTAGCCTTCTGCTCGATGACGGCGGCCTCTAGGTCCTGGATATTACTCCGAGTGGCCTTGAGAAAGTTGTCGGCGTCGGCGTCTCCGCCGAGGACACACAGGCTGGCCGAGCACTGCTCGAAAGTCGGCTCAGAAGTCGTCCAGGTGCCGGTGACGGGGGCATGCCAGCCAACGGCGGGGAGCGTCTTCTCACGGTTGTATTTCAGGCTGTTACCGACAATCTGAATGAAGGGCAGCTTTTCCAAGATGGGGCTGTCCTTGATTACTGTCTCGATGATTCCCTTAAGCAGGATATCGGTCGAGAGCTTACTGGCTTCTGCTAATGATATGCTCATATTTCCTCCTTAACTAAGTCCAAATTTCAAAATCCAAATGACAAACTAAATCCAAGGCTCAAATGACAAATTTGGACTTTGAGCTTTGGCCTTTGAACTTTATTAAGATTAGGTTCCTCCTTTTTGCGTTTGCTTCGTCACTGCGTTCCTCGCAATGCCATTATTCCTGCGGCGATCTTCTCCCGGGGAGAAAGCCCCTCGAGGGATATCTCGCCCCTGGGCGGTGCCCCGGCCGGAACCTTAGCCTCCTTAGCCTGGGCTTCGAGCTTGGCCTTGACAGCGCTGGCGATGGCCGTGGCCTTCTGAACCGAGGCGTCTATGTCCTCGATGGTGTCGCCGACGATGATGTCCTGGGGGATGGTGGGATTGGCAAGCCTGACGGCACCGAGGTACTTGGAAACGGCCTGGTCCCTGGCTTCAGAGATTGCCACGCCTTCGGCCCGCAATGACTCTGCGGCCTGCTTCGCTTCGCTTAGCGAGGCTTCGAGCTCGACGACGCGGGCGTCCTTCTCGGCCAGGCTTGCCTCAGCGGCGGCCTTGGCCTTCTTCTCCTCCTCGAGCTCGGCCTTGATGGCCTCCAGGTCCTCGGTGGTGGAAACCTCGTTGGGATTCCCTTGGGTTTCCTGTGTCTCTTTGGTTTCCTCGTTTTCGTTTTCCATACGCTTCTCCTATTCCTCTTGAGATTGCTTCGCCCTTCGACGAGCTCAGGGCTCGCAATGACAAGGGGGTGAGTTATTATTCAGGCACTTCCATCTCCGCGGCCGTCGCTCTCTCTCTCGCCCCGCCACGTGTGGACGCTGCCCTGAACTCCCTGTTCATTTCCAGGATCTTCCCCCTCTCCTCTAGCCACTTGTTAAACTCTTCATCAGGGTCCTGGATCCCCATTTCGTCCATGGCGGTCCTCCGACTGTGGACTCCGGTCTGGACCAAGAGCTGCTCGGTCTGGGCTTGCCTGTCGACATCTTGAGGTAGTACCTGGCCCCAGACCACTCTGTGGCTTACTCCCTCAAAGTTCTCGTGCATATACATTTCACCCAGCTTTAGTATCATGTCGTTTCGCTGGTGATACACATTGGTCCTGATGGTGCGTTTTCGAATCACCTTTTGAATCAGGCTGCCGAGCTCAATCCGCAGAGCTGAGCCTGAGAGCTCCCTCTCGGCACCTCCCCAGGCGGCCCGGGGGAGCTCGGAGATATCGTGCAACGAGCGGTATAGTAAATCGATGTAATCGACATGGAGCCTGACTCCGCCGCCTTGCAGCAAGTCCAGGAGATAAGCCTTAGCGTCCTCCGGGATAGTCCACAGGGCGCCGGGCTGGACTTTAATGTCCTCGGCTGAGGCGACGTTTTCCAGGATGGCGATAGGATTGCCAGAAAGCTCTAATATCCTGGACAGTTGACTGAGAGCTCTGTTGAGCTCCCGCTGCGGCTGGACGAGCACGGGGATATCGGACTCACCCCAGAAGTGCTTGGGCTGCTTGACGTTGGGGAAGATGACAAAGGGGATAAAGCCGTAAGGGTTGGGCTTGGACTCTATGAGGTCGTTGTCCAGGTAGAGTTCGAAGTCTTTAGCCGTCCAGAGCTCGGTGATGGTGGCAGTCTTCTTCTCGATGCTTCGGCCGTAAAGGACGGCTATTTCGTCCTGGGTAAGGGTGTATCTCGAAGCTACTCGCCAGACTCGGGAGGTGTCATCTTACGCTTCTCGTCGGTATCCCAGATGACCTTATAGCAGCCATCTCCCAGGATGGCGGTGTCAATCTCCGTCTCATAATCAAGCTGCTGGAGGTTATTCTGCTCATAGACCTGGCGGAGGAGCTGCTCGGCTTTTCTTACCCTGGCCTTGAGCTCGTCTGTCTCCTCGCTGGGGTAGCAGGCAAAGCCCAGTCCCTGCATCAAAAAGCTGGTAACCTTATCAATGGAGACCTTTGCGTAGTTGAATACAAGCTGGCGGTGGCGGGAGGTCTGCTGCCACTGACTGCCCCGGTAGAAATCAAGGTTGGCGCGGTAGCTGGCGAGGCGGGTTATGTCCAGACGGTTCAGCGAAGATGGGGTAAAATCAGTCATCTCTCAAGTCTCCTTTGGCTGCCCTGCATAAGATTGCTTCGGCTGACGAAGTCAGCCTCGCAACGACCTGAAGGGACTGTCATTGCGAGCACCTGAAAAGTGCGTGGCAATCTCAGCCATCTCTGCACCGTTCTCGGGCTCACCTCAAATATGCGGGCAATCTCCTTAACGCTTTTCCCTTCCCGCTTCAACTCCAGCATCCTCTCAGCCCGCCTGATCTTTAAGAACCTTTCTTTCCCCCAGGGCTCTTCCTCAAGACAATTAGGAAAGGGGCAGTTAAGGCAGGAGGGAAAGAGTTCGCAACCCTCATCCTGGTAGGGGAATTCCTCGGGCAATAAATCCCAGAGCAATTTATTTTCCACGATGGAGCATAAATTAGCACTTTTGTTCTAAAAGGGATACCTCGCTGTATTAGGCCTATTGACAAAAGAAAGCCGGCTGTTATAATAAAATTTAAAGCTATTTTGGCAATTAGCCCGATTTACCTATTGACAAAATAGATATAGAGGTTTATAGTAAAGGATTATGTAGGCCTGAGCCTATTATTATGGCTTTTGGCGAGAAATTTGAGTTTGTGTGAACTTTAATAATTGAATATTGTTCGATGACATTTGCCTGTCATTCTGAGCCCCGATAAATCGGGACTCCTCAGAATGACATTAATAAATAAAAAAGGAGGTGACGCCTATGGCAAAGTCCCAAAGCGAATCGCTTTTGCTTTTGCTCCCCCTCTTAAGGTAAGAGGGGCCAGGGGAGTTATGAACCCAGAGCGGGGCATACTAAAGGATTCGCCAAAGGGGAAGAGAACAATGCCTGGCCCAGGCATAAATGCCTTACCATATCCCCTCGCCCTTGACGGGAGAGGATTAAGGTGAGGGTGAAACGGGCAGCCTGACATGAGGCAGGCTTAAAACTGGGTTTACTGAAAAGATGTTTCCAATGGCTCGAGCCCGGAGAGAGTCGACCCCGGGCGAGAGTGTAAATAAGTTGGATACCTATAAAGGAGGA